TGGATGCTTCCTGTATATTAGATCGCAAGACACGTAAGGCTGGCATATTCTTGAGGAACTTTTTAATAAGAGTTTGTCCTGATCCAGCGGAGCCGCCAACTATCTTGCCTATCTTGGCAGGGCCAGCACCATATAGAAAGGCATAGATGAAAGTCTTTGCCTGATCTCTGGTCTTTAGTCCCGCTGCTTTCTGATTGGCTGTGTGTACATCACCTCTAAGAACTTCATCAGTAAACTTTGGATCGTTCATATAGTGGGCAAGACAACGTAGCTCCAGACCAGATGCATCCGTACCCACCAGCTTGTGTGTCTCTGGATTGGATACCGTCCATAATTCTCTACACTCCTTACCGTAGGGGCTATAGACTGCCGGAACCTGGGCCATGTTGGGACTGTGGTGGGCCATACGTCCTGTTATAGTGCGAAGGGTAAGCACCTTGCCATGTACACGCTCGTTCTCATCACACTCCTGTATCCAAGACTTGAGAAGACCTGTTCTCTTTTGCAGAAGGAAGTATCTGCTAAACATCTCTGCCTCTGGCATGTTCTTAATCTTGGAGAGGACTTCCTCATTCACAATAATATTCTTTTTATCTGTGAACTTTGTAGGTTTCCATCCCAACTCCATGAGCCGTTCAGCTATCTGCTTGCGGCTTGCTATGTTGAAGGGGACTTCTTTAACCTTTGTCTTTAGTTGTATTTCTCGGGGAGGGAAGTTCTGATCAGCCCAATCCTCCATCGTATACATCTCGTCCTGTAGTCTAGCAAGGAGTAACTGCCCCTCCATTATATTAAATGCAAAGCCATTCTCCTGTTGCCTGTCTACAATAACTCTTATATCTCTTTCTAAATTGTATGCTTGATCTGTCCAGTTCTTACCCTCCTCCTCAAGCTGAGAAGCAAGCTTCCTTGTAAGCTCCGCGTCACGCACACAATAGAGAAGCATCTCTTGACTGTACTCATTGAAGCTATCTATCTCCAGTTTTTTATAACTCAATCTCTTGCCCCAAGCCTCAAGAGAGTGACCTCCATCACGTATGGGGTTGTATAGTTGGGATTCAATAAGAGTATCCCTGACCTGATTAGGTCTTATGTTTGTACCAAGAAGTCTATTCAATACAGGGGCATCAAAGCTAAGTCCATTATGCATTATGAATTGGTCTACCTGCTTTGACCATTCTTTAAATCTATGACAAGAATCTAATGCCCACTGCCATGTCTGACCTGTATAATAGTTCTGTGCTACAATGCAGTGTATCTTTGTTGCATCAAGCTTGTCTGTTTCTATGTCAACGATAGCTCTCACTGTTTGTCGCCTTGTCTTAGCTTCGGATGAACATTTAACCAATTATCTGTCCGTAACTGGTTTTGATTTAAACCATAGCCATCACCGTGTCCTAAATTAATTATATTTTTAGGGTTAATTAATTCATCTTTAGTTGCCCAGCCTCGAATAAGAAACGTAGGGTAGTCAGCGGTAACCAAAACAAAAATGTCAATCTCTTCATAAGGTGTATTTACTTTTGCAAGCAACCTTCCTGATGCATACTTAGTTGTCTTAACATCTATGCGACGGCCAGACTGAGACAGTAAATCAACTCCTCCTTTTCTGGCATATATAGTTAAGTCTGGATAAACATTCAACCATTTGGCTGTTGCCAGTTCCCCTCCCAATCCCAGAAGATCTGTCTCCTTATTGCTTTGAGGACCAATCTTACCATTGTGTACATTAGATGATCGTGCTGTATTGTAACGCATTGCAGCACCTTCGGAACACAGCTTTTGCTCAAGGTCAGTTAAGGTATATTTATATATCATTTTATTTGGGTTAATCTTTATATCCTACCATCTGAGATGCGTGTCCATAATCTTTGCAAAGTTCTGGCACGATGTCACAGTTAGGCCAACCATCACATGTTAAATGCCTACAGTCATAGTCTTTACACTTTAAACATTCTATTTGTTCGAGAGTTAAAAACTCATGACTGTGGTTAAATAGTTTAGTTAATCTTTCTAAATAATCCTCAACTAATTTGTTCTTGAGTCCGGTGCTGCTATCATATAAATACGGATAACCCTCCCAAACATTTTTAAAATCTTTAGGGTTTCTTACAAAGGATACTACTGAACCAACCAATTCATGTGCGGGTCTTTCCATTTCTGCACCACTGGTTTGCCACCCTACTGTTCCAACATGAGAGATTGGTCTATAATTTCTGTTTAAAATAACAAAAATATGTTTTGTTTTTATTGAGGGAAAACAAGAGATCCATTTAGGAACATTAGTAACCTCTCTTAGTAAATATGGGAGCCAAATCCTTCTGTAAGTTGACTGCCAAAAATTTTTCTTACTCATGTGCGTTTTCCTCTTCTACCTTCTTATAAAAATTACCTACTGCAATAATTTGATCGGGCATTGCTGATGATTTAATACAGTTTGCTAACCAACTAATCCAAATAACATTGCCTCTTATATATCCTCCTGATGGGTCTATTCTATCAACAGATGGTGACAATCTCCAATCCGAATCATATCCCACTTTCATTTCTATATTTAATGCAGGACACTTACCATCTTTAGGATAAATACTTTGTAAATACTTTCCATCCAGATCATAGGGTATTTTGTTTTCTCTGGATCTACCTTTTAATTTACTTGCTTTGTTGCCAAAAAACCTATACATATCAGGAGTTGGTTTGCTTCTATTATTTTTCTGTAGATATTTTTTATAATATGCTGCTATACGCTTTTTATTTTTCTGTCTATATTCTTTCATACGCTCTTTATTTTTTTGATAATATTCTTTCTTATATTCTTTTATACGCTCTTTATTTTCCTTTCTATATTCTTTATTATACTCTACTATACGCTCTTTATTTTTTTGTCTATATTCTTTATCACGCTCTGCTATACGCTCTTTATTTTCCTTTCTATATTCTTTATTATACTCTACTATACGCTCTTTATTTTTTTGTCTATATTCTTTCTGATATTCCGCATTATACATCAGTCAGTATCCTCCAGAAAGGGATTATCAATCTGGGTCATTCTTCCTGTATCCTTATTGTAGTGTAGATAGCAAGCTACTCCTGTGTCTCCAGTGTATCTATTCTTTAATATCCTAACCGTAGTTGTGTTGGCTTCTATCTCATCGTCTGCCTGTTGGTTTCTTTCCAAGGCTATGACACTATCAGAGAGGTGTGCGATACTGGCTGAACCTCTAAGATGTGAGAGTGATACTTCCCTACCGTCCTCATGCCCTCTGTCACCTGCTGGCCTACGGAGATGCGATACAAGTAACAGAGCTATGCCTGTCTCTTCTACCAATGATCGTAGCTTGGTCATGAGAATGTCTATGGACTTACGCTCATCGCCGTTGTCCTCCTGTCCACTAACAAGGATACTGAGATGGTCAAGCACCACCCACTTAATATCAAGAGCCTTTGCCATGTATCGTACACGATCCAATATCTCATCGTTCTCCACTGAACCAAAGTGATCGAAGGCAAAAAACCTTCCTGATCCTACGGTATCATCAAACCAACCCTCTATCTGTTCATTGCTATACTTTTCCCGTATCTCACGTATGTATAGTCTAGCGTCTGCCTCTACCGACATGATATTCCATGCTGTGTTCTTGGTGTTCTCCTCCAGTGCAAGGATACCTATGTTGTCTTGTGTGTTGTGCATGAGATGATACATTAGTTCCCGCATGACACTTGACTTGCCCATGCCAGCACCACTGGTGAAGCAGACAAGTTCACCTGTCCTCATGCCATAGGTCTTCTCATTCATCTGAGGCCAAGGATACATACAAGTCTCGCTATAATCCTCTTCAAACAAACTGTCTTTAAGATCTTTAAGGTTTACAATACCTGCTGGTGTATAGGTCTTTGCATTCCACCAAGCTTGAGTAAACTTCTCGCGTTGACCTGTCTTGAGATATTCATTGGCATCTTTTAATTCAAGAGTCATTATCTTGCACTTGTTAGGTTCAAACAATCTCGCTACTTTCTCAGCAGCTAGGCGTCCTGGCTTGTCGTTGTCAAATGACAGCACGATTGTTTCAAACTTATTAAGATATTCAAGTGCGTCCTTACAATTCTTGACGGCTGATGCTGCACCATTCTTCAGAGAGATGCTAGGCCACTTCGATCCCATCAGTTCATAGGCACTCATGGCATCCAGTTCACCCTCACATATGGTAATGAACTTGCCAGACTGATTGAAAAGATTTTGTCCAAACAAAACACAACTAGACAAGTCCCCCTCAGACCAGAAGGTTTTATCTTTGGTGCGTCTGAACTTTGATGCTACATGATCACCTGAACTATTATAATATTTATATTGATGGTGGTCTATTACTGTACCGCTTCGGGAGATACCAACCCCATACTTTCTACACGTTTCCAGACTAATCTTACGATCAGTAATGCTTGAGTATGTAAAGGTTTTGTTTGTTGTCTGTGCCATTTTTACAACCTTTGGTTCAGCCTTCATAAGTTCTCCTATGTCTTGGTTTGCCTTTCGAGTCTCACAAGAATAACAATAGGTATGACCGTCATCATACACTCCTAAAGCATCGCTTGAGCCACACATCTCACACGATGTATGTTTTAAAAAATTGTTATCTGAATTATATTTTGACATCCTACCATTTTCCTTTGCTCATGTCAAGTAGTTCTTGACATAGCTCTTTCCTATAACCCATGATCTCCTTTTCCATTGATACAAGTGTTTCTATTTTATCAACCCTGTCCATCTTTCTCCAAGCAGCTTTAAAAGATAGTGTGGGTTGCGACTTCTCTCCATCACTATAGATTTCTAAGAGTACGTCCATTTCCTTTAACAACTCCTCCTCTCTTGATTGAATAAATTTTATCACTCCTGGCTCCAAGATGTTGCGTGAGTAGTTCTCTGTTCTTGAGTTCTTCCTCCGCTTGTCTCCTAGTTTTAAAACTCTGAATAACAACTTCACCATAGTCTTTCCTTAAAATTATATCCCACATAAAGCTCTCCATGATACAGGAAATAGTCTTTCCATTTCTTTTCCAATAGGTAATACTATTCTATTAGTTTCAAGTTGAGTGTCTTTACTTTTACGTAAACCATACACTCGCGCAAACGCCATAAGTGTACCAGACCAGTACCATTCTGTCAACATACTCTGTGGTAGTATGGCTCTAGCTTGCTCTGCACACACCCCCATTTTTAACATTGCTTTGTAAGCATCAGCGCAGTGACGCTCTGCATCAGAAAATATATAGTTTACAAGACTTTGTGATTTAACTTCCACTGGTGACGATCCTTGCTTAACATCATCAGCACCTTGACGCCAGTAAGTAGCCATCCAAAACTCAGGATCAGTCTTGACATATCTACGGCTAACCTCATTCCATACCAATCCCACCTGATGTTTAGCTAACTGTCTCGCAACAAATACAGGTGCTTTAATTCTGAACTGTGCAGAGCAATGACCGAATGGTGTCCAGTGATTGTGCTTTGCCAGATATTTTATCAGCTTCTCATCCTTTGCTGATAGGTATCCATCTACCTTACCACCAAAAGGTATTGAATCCCAATCTGATTCTTTGTCAAAGCTTACCCTAGCTGCGTTGACTACGGTAAGATCCGTACCCATGTGTGTTATTAGTCTAACTGTCACGATATGTTTCTGCCCACAGATTATCTACAAAATCTTCCTTATCTTGCATGATCTCATCTACTTCGAGTCGGGCAAGCTTTCTAGCTTCTTTCTGGTTGTACCCTTCTTCACTATACTGGCGTACCAGATCACGGAATAGTGCGTTTCTTTCTTTCTGCCATAAATTTTTAGCCATTACTCTTCCTCTAAGTCTTTAAAGAATTGATCTATATCTGATGGATCATTTATATTATATCCATTTTCTTTTATAATATTCCACAGTTCCTTTGAATATCCATAGGCTAATCTATTTCTTTCCTCCCTTTTTAAAACATAATCTTTAAAGTTATATATCTTTCTCATACAATTCTACCCACTGTGATCTTTTATTAACTTCCTGTTTAGCTTTTGATAGGTCTTTCCTTAATTCTATTATAGCCTTATCTTGAGTGTCAATTATTTTCATTAATTGTTTAACCTGTTTTCTCAGTGCTTCTAACTCATTCATAAGTAACTCCAATTAAGTTGTATATTATAGACTATTTCTTAACGTGTGTCAAGATAAAATATATGTCTACCTAGCTGACCCAATTCCATAAACGTATGAGACAGTATCCAATGTGGACGCACATAAGTAGCATGGTAGTGCGTAGCACCTACTGTCACCTCTACTACCACCCCATTAATTGCCATTTCGGACACAGATATTGCCGTTTTGAGTGCTTCTATCTCTTTCATCCTCTCTGGTTTACCATCACACCAGTAAGAGAACATACATTTATGTCTGATGGGGTGACCCTTTCTATTATATCTTCCTTGATGTACCACCTCACATATTGTATTGGGGAACCTCTCATCTCTTACTCTTTCAAGCACAACATTAGCTACTGCCAACTGTGCTATGAGAGGTTCTGATCTAGCCTCGTAGTATACTGCTTCAACTAAACAATTAAGTTCACTAGCCTTAACCGTTGAAAACATTACACAAATTCCTAAATACACTAGAGCCATTAAGAAGAATATCTTTCTCATTAGTGTAGTCCCTGTATTGTTATGTCGTATGGAAACCCAAACTCCATTTCGTGTAGTCCCGCCGAAGAGAGAAACTTTGCCGCTTCCTCCTTTGTTTTAAAAGTTTTAACGGCAGTGCCTTCCTCATTTATCATGGCGTCTACCCCTTCGAAGCCGTACTCAGGTAGTGCCTGTACGATTATGTATGTCATTTATTGTCCCCACTCTTAGGTCTTTTCATAGAGGTTGACGCATGATACTGAGAGATATTGAATTGAAAAATATCTCTCAGCTTTTTCATGACCACACTCACGCCGCGACGAGTTCATTCCAGTATGGTGACGCCAGCATTTTACGTACCTTCTCCTCACGTAATGGCTTGGTATTATTTTTCTTAACGTGGGTAGACCAGCTTGTGGCAGCTTGATAAGCAGTCCATAGGTTACCCTTGGTACGTGTACCATAGGCTTCATACTTACCTCTACCCTCAAGGTGCCTTGTCTCCTCATCAAATACTTTCATAAGATTGGAGAGCATGACCTTGTTAGGTACTGCCGCCCTGCTTACATTATCCATACGCTTGGCAAGTGTATTGGAGAACAGTTTGATTATACTATCTCTATCGACCTCACTATTATACCACACCTTCATCTCACTTAGACCATCACCAGAAATAAATTCTGCTGCATTCTTTATCTTTGCAGCAAAGGAAGGTACTGAGAAGTTTTTACCATGCCTACCATATACATAGGCCAGCTTGTTACCGTTGACCAGAGTATTATAGCAAGTACTTCTAAAGTAACCCATCATTCCACTGTTAGCCCACGTTCTGTTGTGACTTGTTCGGAATTTAAACTCAGGTATTATGACATCATTTTTATCGTCTATAGTAGTGGCATGGGCAGGGAACCTAGCCGTTAATTCCATCTGTTCACCATCACCGTATATAGCAGACTGAAAGTTAGCGTCCGTAAGGTCTATACCTGACTGTCTGATAGCTTCCTCCAGACCTGTAGTCACATCAAGATACTGCACTGGCTCGTACTTTTCAGATACAATAGCCAGGGGCTTACCATTGTCCTTCCTTCGCAGACCTACCCCAATGTCAGACGGCAAGCTACGCATAAGAGGTGGTGCCGCCTCATAAAGTGAGAACTTTTCTACTTCAAAGTCAAGCTTTGTATGGTCAAATAAATTCATGGTCATTTTCCTTTAAGTTCCT